GAGACGATCATGCGACAGAGAGAGAATGACAAATATGCGGTCGGCGGGCTCGACAAGCTTGAAGGATGGGAGGCTCATGTAACTGTTTCTGCTTCAGTGGCCTACTGGAGCGTTCCGTTGTAAATATACTCCAGCCATTGTCGGAGCGGTCCCCAAAGAGAGTCATTCAATTTGCTCGCCCATTCAGAAAGACAACTTGGCACAGCCTTTCGAAGATCGCTGGATGTCGGCACGATTCCCGCAAGTCTCTGTGCCCAATCAACCAAATCGCGATACACCGCGAGGTCTTCCGGATTTGGAGGCTGGTTGCGCACTGACCGAGCAACAACATCACTGGCTTCACCTCCAGCGCAAATCCAGACATCACGAACTTGGTTGATGAAGTTATCAGTCACCGGGTCGACGATTATTTTCTCAATGTCCTCGAACGCCAGTGTGGTTGCTCCAAACGAGACCTCAAGACCATAACACTTCAGCTGCCACCATTTGTCATTCTTCACGTAGCACTTCTCCAACTCGTCTGCGTCCATTCGACAGGCGTCCAATTCGTATCCTTCTGTCGCTGCATTCTCTCGCGTGACAGCTATGTCGTCGGAAGCCTTCCAGACAGCTCGGCCGAAGACCATTGTGATTGGTCCATAGGCGTTGGGAACGCAGCCTTTGTTGGCCCAAAAGAGTCCATTGTAGTCCTGAAGATTCCCAAAGACACGATTCCACACGTTGCGTTGCTGATCGGTAGCGTCGCTATAGAAGGGTGTGTAGCCGTCCGGATTGGTGGTAAGTTCGGATCGTGCAAGGAGTTCACGACGTTGGCAGTAGGTTCTGAAATCTCGCAGGTTTGCTGCGTGATAGAACTTTGCGCGCTTTTCGAACAAGACGCTGCCAATCGATTTCTCGCTCATCTCAATTCGCCCGAAAAGTGATCGACATACCGCAGATATAACTCTCGCCGAAATCTTACCGCCGTTTCCGTCACTCTGCACGTCAACCGGGTAGCTCTCCAGATAGGCAACCATTTGTTGCCATTGTGAGAGCACCCTATGCCCGAAGAACTCGAACAGTCGATCCGTGAGAACGCTCAGCAGCCCGCCAAGGCTTCTGGTGACTCCGGCAGCGTCGAACAGCATTCGCTGTCCGAACAGATCGAGACCGATCGCTACCTGGCTTCGAAACAGGCGACTCGTTCCAAACGGCTGGGACTCCGCATTACCAAAATTGTCCCACCCGGAGCGGGCTGATCATGCTGTCGTGGCTGCGCCGTACATTGCTGTCGCCTTTCTCGGCCCGTGCAGGATTTCGATCCGCACGTTTCGTCCGAGCAAAGTACGACTCGGCCATGACGTCGGATCACAACCGACGGCACTGGGCGCACGCGGATGGTCTGTCGGCCAACGCGGCCAACAGCCCGGAGGTGCGACGCATCCTCCGCAACCGTGCTCGCTATGAGGTCGCCAACAACAGTTACGCCCGAGGCATTGTGCTGACGCTGGCGAATGATGTGATCGGCACCGGTCCACGGCTCCAGATGCTGACCTCTGATCCAGAAGCGAATCGCCGGATTGAGCAGGCGTTTCATCAGTGGGCGAAGTCGATTTGTCTTGCAGAGAAACTCCGGACGCTCCGGATGGCACAGATTCAGGACGGGGAAGCCTTCGCCATCCTGATCAGCAACCCGCAGCTGCCGACGGCCATTCAGCTGGACCTGCGGCTGATTGAAGCCGATCAGGTCACCACTCCCGATCTTCAATGGAGTGACTCGCGTGCCACGGATGGCATTGTTTTTGACAGTGCCGGCAACCCCGTTGAATACCATATGCTGCGGAAACACCCCGGTGAAGGCCGAGGCGTGAACCGAGAAGCAGATCGCGTTCCTGCGGATTCTGTCCTGCACTTGTATCGCACGGATCGCCCAGGCCAGCAGCGTGGGATTCCGGAAATCACCCCGGCGCTTCCGCTGTTCGCCATGCTGCGAGATTACTCGCTGGCGACGCTCGATGCAGCGAAAGCGGCTGCGTACTACTCCGGGATCATCTACACCGACGCGCCTCCCAACGGCGAATCGGATGCCGTTGAACCACTGGATCCCATTGAGCTCGACCGCAACACCCTGCTGACCATGCCGGGTGGATGGAAGATGAGTCAGTTACAGGCCGAGCAACCCACCGGTACTTACGCCGAGTTTAAGCGTGAGATCCTGAATGAAATTGCTCGCTGTCTCAACATGCCGTTCAACGTGGCGGCTGGCAATAGCTCGTCTTACAACTATGCGTCCGGCCGACTGGATCATCAAACCTACTTCAAATCCCTGCGGATCGACCAGTCTCGCGTTGAATTGTCGGTGCTGGATCGCGTTCTGGCCGCATGGCTCGACGAAGCCGTGCTGGTCAATGGTCTGCTGCCCACCGGACAGGGCCTGATCGCCGAATGGCCGCATCAGTGGTTCTGGGACGGACACGAGCATGTCGATCCCGCCAAAGAAGCGACGGCTCAGGCCACGCGCCTTGCGTCACTGACCACCACGCTGGCCGACGAATACGCCCGTCGTGGTCAGGACTGGGAAACACAGCTGCGTCAGCGAGCCAAAGAACTGGCCCTGATGCAGGAACTCGGATTGTCCATCGCTCAAAGCACTTCTCAACCTTCCACGGAGGAACCCAATGTCGCTCACGACGAAGAACCAGTTGCCGCTGAGTAACCCTCGCACCGTTCAAATGACAGCGACCGCGGCGATTGAAATCGAAGCGGCAGCTGACAGCGGTGCCGGCAATCTGCTGCCTCGGTTTCAGATGCTGGCTTACACCGGAACTCCGATGCGAGTCTCCGGTTGGCGACATCCTGTGGTGCTGGATCTGGCCGGCCTGTCGATTCCTTCGCAGTCTCGTCCGATTCGCTTTGGACATGATGCGATGGCTGGAGTGGGTCACACCGACAGCATTCGGGTTGAGCAGGGACAGTTGCTGGCGTCCGGAATTGTGTCGCGAGACACCGCGGCCGCCCGTGAAGTCGTGATCAGTTCGAAGAATGGATTCCCCTGGCAGGCGTCTGTCGGGGCGAGTGTGGAAGAGTTCGAGTTTGTGAAGGAGCACCAGCAAGTGACGGTCAACGGCAAACAGCACAACGGTCCCCTGAACGTGGTCCGCAAATCCACGCTCGGAGAAATCAGTTTCGTCGACCTCGGCGCGGACGGTTCCACCAGTGCCAGCGTGGCCGCCAATCAGACGGACGATGGCGATGACACGATGGCTGATTTCGATGACGATGACGCACCGACCACTCCTGTGGCAGCCCGAACACCCGTGACTCCGGCTGCATCGCCAATCGCGGCGGCATCTACCGTGGACGACATTCGTCGCCAGGCAGCTGCCGAAATTGAACGGATCGACGCTATTCGCCGTCTCTGCAACGGTCGGCACAACAGCATCGAAGCGAAGGCCATCCGCGAAGGATGGGATGTTCAGCGGACAGAGTTGCAGATTCTCCGTGATAACCGACCATCCGCTCCGGCGGTCCATGTTCCGGAACGGACCGTGACGGCTCAGGTGCTGGAAGCCGCTTGTCTGCGAACGGCCAAGTCGAATTCGGTCGAGGCCAGCTACGATCATCGCACACTGGAACTCGCTGACAGCCGGTACCGAGGCGGGATCGGCCTGCAGGAACTCCTGCTGGAAGCGGCCTGGGCCAACGGCTACACCGGACGCAACTTCCGGGACAGCCGAGCGGTCATGCGGGCAGCTTTCAACCGCGATGTTCAGGCGGGCTGGTCGACCATCGACATCGGCGGCATTCTTTCGAACGTCGCCAACAAGTTTCTGCTGGAAGGCTTCTTCAGCGTTGAACGCGTCTGGCGGAATCTGTGTGCGGTCCGGAACGTATCGGACTTCAAGACGGTGACCAGCTACCGACTGATCGGCAAGGATCAGTACGAGCAGGTGGCTCCCGGTGGAGAGATCAAACACGGATCACTGGGGAACGAACAGTTCTCGAACAAGGCCGACACCTACGGTTTGATGCTGTCGATCGATCGCCGTGACATCATCAACGATGACCTCGGTGCCATCACGACAGTGCCTCGCAAGCTGGGACGTGGTTCCGGCCTGAAGATCAACGATGTGTTCTGGACGATCTTCCTGAACAACGCGTCGTTCTTCTCGGTCGGCAATAAGAACTACGCGGCCGGAGCGGATACGGCGCTGACGATTGACGGCCTCACCAAAGCTGAGGTGGCGTTCCTCGATCAGGTCGATGGCGATGGAAAGCCGATCGGCATGATGCCATCCATCATGCTGGTTCCGACGGCACTCTCCGCCTTCGGCACACAACTCTATAAGTCCGTCGAGCTGCGGGACAACACGGCGAACGCGAAAACGCCGATCGGCAATCCGCATCAGGGCAAGTTCCGGGTGGAGGTGAGCCGCTATCTGGCCAACAGCCAGTACACCGGCAATTCCGCCAAGGCATGGTACCTGCTCGCGGAACCAACCGATCTGCCGGTGATCGAGATGGCGTTCCTCAACGGTCAGGAATCGCCCACGATCGAAACGGCGGAAGCCGACTTCAACGTCCTCGGGATCGAAATGCGGGGCTATCACGACTTCGGTTGTGCCCTGCAGGATCCTCGCGGCGGAGTGAAGATGAAGGGCGAAGTTTGACAATGGGTGAGACACCTTGACCTGATGCGGGCTGTCGCCCGGAGGACATGGGGCGCTCACGTTGTTCGCTGGCCGGATGAGTCCAACACACTTTTGAGAGGAATTGAAACGAGATGCCACAGGCAACATTTGTTCTGGAAGGTGACACG